CTACGAACACTGCATAGATTCTGTTGCCAACTACTGCAAGAAGTATGGCATCGAACACATCGTACAACGTCAACCAATCTTAAGAATATGCCCCGACATATTCGCCACCAACAGGTCTACTGAATCCTATAAGAAACACGGTGGGTTTCTGCCCATCTATGAAAAAGAAAATGCGTTTGATTACTTTGATCGGTTTGACGACATTGCGATAATCGACGCAGACATCTACATTCGTCCAGACGCACCAAACATCTTCGAGCACTTTGATAGTTCTGCATACGACTTCGGTGCTTGTGCCGAAAGAGAAATGCCGATCACACCTGAGTACGCGCAGAAGATACACAACTACTCGCGCATGCAGTACGGCACCTTGACTGATGTGGAATGGTACTGGAACGCTCTTGGTGCTAAGTTCTATAACATGGGTATGATTGTTATGAACAAGTCAATCGTCAAACACTTCAAAGGACAGAACGCCCGAGAGTTCTTGAACCGAGTCGAGTTCAAACGATTTGTAGACGGTGACGGTTCGTGGAAATGGTCGACCGACCAGACTCTGCTCAACTGGTGGGTGAAGAAAGTCCCATTGCAGGTGCAGGATATGGAGTGGAAATTCAACGCACTATACAAAGGTGTGACGGATGAGAGTCTAGTTGACGCGCACTTTATCCACTTCTTCCTCAAGGTCAAACTGCCAGAGAATGGCGAAAATGTCAAAGAACTAATGGAGAAAATAACGCAATGAAGACATTTGTTATCTACGTTCCTGGACATAAAAAATCTGAAGAATATATGCAAGAGACTATCGCTTCATGCAAAGGCATGGGGTATGATGCTGTCCCGTTTGAAGGAGCAACTCAACACACAGTCAAAGAATGGATTGAGGAATATCCGTTTCTGCAAAAAGATAAACCGTACTCCCGCCTCGCGAACTTTCGTTCTGAGTCTGATAAGGTCTATCTGACCAAGAAAGCATGCTTGTCAAATCACGTGCGCTTATGGCATAAGTGTGTAGAACTGGATGAGACCATCGTCGTGCTAGAGCATGACGCTCGGTGTTCGCGAGAGTGGGACGACCCAGAGTTTGATGAATTTCTTATACTAAACCCAGTCAGCGGTTCGAAGCAACCCTGCTTCAATCATGTTCTATCCCGATCCATGGACAAAGGTGGGTTTTATAACGGCATACACGCATACAGTCGATTCCTTTCATATTATCATGATAACGACTGGTATGGAGCATGGATGCCTCCTGGAACAGCATCATATGCAATCAATCCACAAGGTGCAAGGCGACTTATAGATACTGTTAAAACGCACGGTTGTGAGCAAAGCGATATGATTATAAATAGTTACAATGTACGATTGCAATATGCTGCCCCAGATTATTTTTCAGTGGCAGAAAACCTTTCTATGAGCAGGGGGTTTTGATGAAAGAAGACGAGACTGAGGGTCACATCGACCATAAGGTTCAAATGTTATCAGGAATCATTTCTATGTATGTCGAGAGCGATGATCGTCAAGCACGTATGATTGCTGATCGTGTTTCTGAATTGCCTGTCTGGTGTGTTGATAGCAGACATTTGTATAATGGTTAATGCATACATCATAACTATGTCAGACAATACCATCTCGGTGCAGGGTTGTGAAAACGCGCGCATCAAAGCGCAGAGTTACATCGTGCAATCGAAAAACTCGGTTAGGATAAATACATTTGAAGCAACACAACCAATAGACATATATGAACATATACAGGATGTGTTCGGGAAACAGGTAACATGGTCATGGCCAACCCGAACAGAAGATGACGGATACTGCTTGTACACTGGATTGTACAAGAGGACTTACCAAGCAGCGGACCAGAACAAGGTCGTGGCGTGCGCGCTGAGTCATTACCGTCTATGGAAATTATGTGCTGAGTCCAATGAACCAATTATGGTACTCGAGCACGATGCAGAATTCTTCCGTGACTTTGATATATCTCAGATCATGGAAGATAAAAAATGGGGTGCTGTCGGGTTAAATGACCCGAGGGGCAACACTCGCAAGGGACAATTGTTCCATGCAAAAGTCGCAGCGTGTGGGGACGGGATTAACCGAGTACCCATCATCGACGAACCGACAGAACCACCTTTTCCAATGGGACTTGCTGGCAACAGTGCGTATCTCATCAGACCCGCATTCGCGAAGAAACTTCTTGATGAAGTTGCTCGCATAGGGATGTGGCCAAATGATGCTGTTATGTGCCGACAGTTATTTCCCGAACTAAAAGTGTTGTATCCGTATGCAACCAAAGTGAGACCAATGGGGTCAACGACTACAACCTCGACGCCCAGGACACACGGAGAAGAACACGTTTATTTCCTAACGTAATGGGTTCCCCCAAGTTGTCTCCGCTTGTCTCCATGTAATCAGACAACAGCAGCAAGACTATATAGATGTGCAACGAATATAAGGCATAAATTATGAAAGCATTTGTGATAACGATCACGGGAATGGAAGAGTCGGTACAAGTCGCACAGAGGTGTGTGCGGTCTGGTAAAAAATATGGTATAGAAGTAGAAGTTTCACCAGCGTACACCCCGAAAGATGATCCGCTTTCTATTGCAAAAAACCTCGGGATAGAGACCAACGGATTTAAGGAAGTGTATTCCCGATTAGAACCATGCCTTTCTGCTTTCCTGTCACATCACAAACTTTGGCAATACTCTGTAGAACACAACGTCGATGTTTTTGTTCTTGAACACGATGCTGTCTTTACAAACTTTCTCCCGACTATGTTTAACTTCAAAGGAGTGATATCTCTGGGTGCGCCAAGTTATGGCAAATTTATTACTCCTCCGATACTTGGCGTCAATACTCTCATCTCGAAACAGTACCTTCCTGGAGCACACGCATATATCGTAAAACCTAAAGCGGCAAAGGTTCTGATAGAGAAGGCGAAAACTCTGGGGCAAACCACAGACCTGTTCATATGTAATCGCAACTTTGATTTTGTCGAAGAATATTATCCTTGGCCAGTTGAGGCGAGAGATGATTTTAGTACCATGCAAACTAAAGCAGGATGCATAGCGAAACATAACTATGGGGAGACTTACAGAATAATATGAGCGAAGTATTCCTTACAGGGTGTGATGAGAACACTGAGTGGCAACTGCCTTGGTTTATCGAAAATTATGAGAAGCACTGCAAACTCCCACTGGTCATTGCCGACTTTGGCATGTCCGAAGATATGCTCACCAGCATTTCCTCGTTCACCATCTTTTCGACCGCACGTGCTGGTTGGTTCTCGAAGATAGAAGCACTCCTGCGCACCAGCAGGGTACATGACAAGGTGTGCTGGTTGGACACAGACTGTCAGGTGACAGGCGACCCATCAGGAATCTTTCGATACACGGAGAAGAATAAACTGACCATGGTTGTAGACCACCCGTGGACAACTCGACGCCCACAGCAGGGCGAGTGGTACAACTCCGGTGTCGTTGCTGTAGAAGGCACCCCGATAATGTTACCCCACTGGTTAGATCAAGCGAGAGACGGCAACTACAGAGGCGACCAAGAGGCATTACACGACTACATTGGGGATTGTCCAATCAAACGCATAAGTACTGTTGCTGTCGCCCCTCACAAGTACAACGTTCTACGACTTGATGTGGTTGACAACAACGTACCAGACAGTGGAGTTATTATGCACTGGACTGGTGAGAAAGGTAATCTCGAAATTCAGAAACAGATGGGACTATGACAAAGAAATTACACATACTCGGCAATGGTGACATGGCACAGATGATGCCAGAAGCAATCCGACACGAACGCGAAGACAAGTTGGTTGTTTGCAACATGCCACCGTTCGAAGTTGTCCGACCTTATGCCACCTGCATTGTTGACTTCAAGATGTGCTTTGCTCTCGAAGAAGGTTCGATTGACCTGAATGGGTTTTACTGGGTCTGTGGTAATCGCCCAAAGGTGTTTATGGAATCACGCCCAGCATTTGCCATGAAGCATGCATCACACATCAGAGAATTCTATACAACAGTTCCTTCTTATGCAGGCGAAGGTGACCAAGGTGCAACAAACTTCAATTGCGGACACCTCGCAACTCACTATGCCGCCACACGGCATCAACCCGACGAGATCCACATGTATGGATTCGACTCGATCTTTGACCACAACATGCGCTCGTACACGGACGTTGTCCTGAACAGTGACCGTAGTGGTGTCAACAACCACAGACTGCTTGATATTTGGCGTCCGATCTGGACGGGGATATTCAATGAGTTCAAGGACACCAAATTCGTCCTATATCACAAGCACCCCAACACCAAAATACCCACACCCTCCAATGTGGAATTCGTCACATCAACGTAAGTTGTTGATTCTATTCAGTTTTTCAGACTTTGTCTTTGTATCCTCATCGCGCTATAATGGTTGCAGTTGAGAGAAACAAGAGGAAGTGAGTATGAAAAACGAAGTCACAGCATATGTTATCCTGAAAGCACTTGGCGAGTCCAACTCGTCTTTGAATGCACATGCTATCGCAGTGTTAGCGAACATCGATACTACCAGCGAGAACCTCCAGAAGATCAAAGACGAATTGTATGATTTCGCTGATCTGGGATTCGTGGCGGTCAATACTGCCCGCAATCGTAACCAACCTTGGTTCAGGGTTGTTGTCTAAGTTGTTGATTCTATTCACTTTTTTAGACTTTGCCTTTGTGCCACCATCGCGGTATAATGGTTGCAAGTTGAGAGAGAAACCAAAAGGAAGAGATTATGTCAGTAGCAGATAAAATGAGTCAAGCGTATGTCCTCGGTGCCGATGATCAAAAGAGAGCACTGGCGAAACAGATCAACGCGCAAGAAGATACAGTCAAGCAGCAGCGTCAAGAACTCGAAGCACTGCGCGAACTTTGCGATGACCAAGCACGTATCATCCAGTCTATGCAGAAGCAGGCACAAAGGAAACTCGAAAGCAAGTTTGCCGAAGACGAGTCAGACGTTGAACAACTTTCAAAGCAAGGGAGATAGAAAATGAACAGTGTATTTGTTATAGAACAAAATGTTGATTATGAAGGTGATACGCTTCGATCCATACACGCCACACGCGAGGGTGCGTTGAGTGAACTGAATCGCAGGCATGCCGAGGCGACTGAGTTGGGCGAGGAATATCTTGGAGAGATGCAACTCGAAACGGACAATGTCAACATGTGTATAAAGAGTGCATACTTCCGCTTTCGCGATGGCGGTTTCTATATGTCAGAGCAAACACTGGAGGCATAGACCATGAGAGATAAGATATATTTTGTCGACAGTCCCGATGACAGTCTTTGGTTCGGTTCATTCCAAGAGGCGAAAGATGAGTTTGTCTACAACCACATAGAAGTCTCTCACACTGAGAGCGTAGAGATAGAGTGGACTGATGAAGACACTGCCAAATTTGTCTCGAGCGTCGGAGAGTATCGTCTCTGGAGCAAGAAGGTTGTTGGTTGACATATCAATCCGTTTGAACGATAATAGAGTCCATACTCGAGGAGTTACATGGCAATTGAAGTAATACTGATCACTTATGAGGGACAAGAAGAGTCTCCGTACAAAAGGCAAGCATCATCATACTCTGCTGCAATGGAGATGATCGAGAAACTCGAGCAGGAGTATCCTGACCGTAAATGGAATATTGAAACGAAGGACGTATCATGAAGAAGAAGCAAATACCAACCAAAGAAGTTGTTATTAGACATATGAAAGGAGGAGTTGTTGCATTCAAATTCACCAAGGCAGACGGCGAGTTGCGCGAAATGAAAGGCACCCTCCAAAGTGCACTCATTGACGAACTTTCACACAAAGAGACATCGCCCAATCCACGAACGAACCCAGAAGACCTTGTTGTTTGTTGGGATGTGGAGAAAAAAAGTTGGCGTTCATTCAAACTCAGCACCCTTGTGGAATATTCTGGATTAACTGGATGAGTGACTTCGAACACCTGCTGACCCCAGCACAAAAACGCGCAACCAAAAAAGAGCAGAAGCGTCTTTCCATGATGGAAGAGATGGGTATTGCTCCAAGAAGACCTATAAAGCGCAAGCGCAAACCGATGTCCCCCGAGCAGAAAGAAGCAGCAGTCGAAAGACTGGCAGCAGCACGCGAGAAGAAGAACGCTGGCAAAGCACCAAATTGCCACCCTGACGTTGCTGCTCTCGATGACGCACATCCGCTGAGTTATAATAACACCAAGGTGATACTCAAAGACTGGCGAGAGAAATTGCGAGCAATGCGCGACCAGAAAGATTCTAAAGATACAAACGCTCGGCGTGAGTATCAAGTCGCCGAGGCATATGTCAAGAACCTCGCTATATACATCAAGGACGGAATCTACCTTGACCACAAATATGGTGCAAACAGAGAAGGGACTATGAATACCATTTGCTTGGTCCCCGCTTACAACCCAGATGGTTCTGTCAAAAGGACTCTCGGTATGTATTATCCAGACCTTGATGCAACATGGACAGAAGAATTTGCTAAAGAATATCAATAGGAGTTATTATGGAAAATGAAGAAAACACGTTGGTGGGATTAACCCGACCAACGTTTAACAGTGTAGTCGATTACCTTATGTCAAAACCATATGGTGAAGTCTCTACACTGATGCAAGAACTACAACAAGACTCGAAGGTAATTACAGTCAGTCCCACGCAAGAAGTAGAACCCGAGCAGACTTCATTTGAGTCAAACAAAGGTGGCGGTGAGGAGAGCGCAGATGAATGAGGAAGTTAATCCCAACCTCGAATTCTTGACCAAGTCCAAGTTCAGCAAGATTGTTGAACAGACGGTACAAGAAATGAGGATGACATACATTGACGCGGTGATTTATTGCTGTGAGAAGAATAAGATAGAAGTCGAAGACTCACGTAAGTATGTGTCGACTGTCATCAAGGCAAAGTTGGAAGCAGAAGCAATGAGTCTAAACTTTCTCGCGAAGTCAGCAGAGTTACCATTTGATTGATAATCATCTGTTGACATCTCATCTTGGATGCTTATAATAGAATGTCTGGTTGAGGAAACAATCAGGCATTTTTAACACACACACACATAAGGAGACATTTATGTCTAGCAACAAAACTCCATTCGAACTCAGGTTCGACATCTTCAACGAAGCAAAAAGTATACTCAGTGAGCAATACTACAGTGAAAGAGAAGATGCACTTTCTCGTCACCAGATTGAGACAGAAGCGGGAAACAAACCAGAATTTCCAGAACTACCATCATACCCATCCTTTTATGCGATCAGGGATATGGCAGCGCGTATAAACAATTTCGTGTCTGATGGCAAATAATAATCATCCGTTGACATCTCAATCCCGTTCGGTTATTATAGATACTCTTGGCGAATACTGCCAAGAACGCATGACGAATACTGTCAGGCAAACACAAACTATACTTCAGTTATATAAGGATCCAATATGGATATTAGTAAATTAAAATCTCGTCGTTATGACATTAACAAACTCGTTTCTGCTGCGCAAGAGGCAGGTGGTGGTGATAAAACCGACCGAAAAGACAACCCCGACATCTGGAAACCAACTGTAGACAAAGCGCAGAATGGTTACGCTGTCATTCGATTCCTCCCTTCCGAAAGTGAAGTCCCTTGGGTACGCTATTGGGACCACGGATTCAAAGGTCCAACTGGTAAGTGGTACATCGAGAAGTCCCTGACTTCACTCGGCAACCAAGACCCACTGGGCGAGTATAATACCAAACTTTGGAACTCTGGTGACGAAGACGATCGCAAAACCGTTCGCCTTCAGAAACGTCGACTCCACTATGTTTGCAACATCCTTGTGGTATCAGACCCATCTGCTCCTGAGAATGAAGGCAAAGTCTTCATGTATCAGTTCGGCAAAAAGATCTTCGATAAGATCCAAGAGATGATGAACCCTCAGTTTCCTGGAGAAACTCCTGTAGACCCGTTTGATCTTTGGACTGGAGCAGACTTCCAGTTGAAGATTCGTCAGGTTGAAGGTTATCGCAACTATGATCGTTCTGAGTTTAAAGCACCAAGTGAATGTTGCAATGGTAACGAAACTGAATTACAAACTGTATGTAATGGTCTGCATGACATTAACCAGTTTGTTGATCCAGCAAACTATAAGTCGTATGACGCACTACAAACTAAACTGTTTGAGGTACTGGGTCAGACCGCACCAAGCACTGTCAAAGGTGACGTTGCTATCGACACAGTAGCAGAGGCACCTTCCGCCCCCACTGCTCGTGAACCAGAAGTTGCTGTGAGTGCTGCTGCAACTGCTGAAGAAGCAGGCGACGGTGGTGATGAGGATGCATTCTCATACTTCCAGAAGTTGGCCAACGCTGACTAACATTTAAATCTGTTCAACTATGGCACCCTTCGGGGTGTCCTATCGGCGGTATTATCACCGTCATTAAACCAAAAATTTGGAATAGACAAGACATAAATAAATTGTGTCCAGATAATCTGGATTTTTGAATCATTTAATACATAAGGAATTATTATGAAAACAACTTTAATCTGTGGGGCAGTCACTGCCGCATTATTCGCTGGCAATGCTGCTGCCAATACATTCGTTGAAGACCTGTCACTAGACGGTTCTCTTGCTGTGACATCCGACTATCGCTTCCGTGGTATCAGTCAGTCCAACGAAGATGTTGCGCTACAAGGTTCTATCAACCTTAATCACACATCAGGTTTTCATGCTGGTGTTTGGGGTTCTTCAATCGACTTCAATTCTGTCGGTAACGATGAAGCAACCCTTGAACTAGACTACACTGCTGGATATACATTTTCAGTATCCGATGTTGCGGTTGATGTAGGTTACATCTACTACACCTATCCTAATGACGGTAGCAACGACAACAACGACTACGGTGAAGTTTACGCTGCTGCTGATTGGAAAGGCGTTGAAGTCGGTGTTAACTGGACTGATGACGGTTATGCTAAAAGCGGTAAGGCGACATATGTCTTTGCTGGATACAGTCACCAATTTGGTATCGTAACTGTTGGCGCACAAGTAGGTGAAACTTTCTTGGACACTGC